AACCCGCCAATCAACTAGGAGCCTTTCACCATGCACAACCACCACGCCCCGCCGCCCCGCCGCCGCGCGCGAAGCCATCGACCACTTGCAAATCGCCCCGCCGCCGCCTTGTCGCCCCGCCTTGTCGCCCCGCCTGCACCGCCTTCCGCCCCGCCACCGCCTTGCCGCAATTTCCCGCTGAAAACAGCCTTCGGCACGGCTGGCGCACAGGCCCAACAGCCCAACAGCCCATCACCGTCACCCACCATCAACCCGCAGGAGCCTTTCCCAATGCAACTGACATTCAGTGTCACAATCCATGACGACGAAATCCGCACGGCTGGCGACCCGTCACCATGACCCATCACCGATCACAATCACCGATCGCAATCACAGATCACCAATCACCAATCACCGATTACCGATAACCGGAACGCCCCGGACCCATCCCCGCACCCCAACCCCGTCCCCGTGCTCGTCCTGCCCCTTTCCCCGCCCATCCAGCCACCCAATCGCGCTTTTCCCCGTTCCGCAGATCAGTCTTTAGTTTTAACCTTCCGCAATTTTATTACTCTATATTTTGCGCAATAGGAAAGGGGAGGTGGACGTTTCCCCGCGTGGTAGGGTGTCAGTCCGGGTGGACGTGTGCGGGGGGGGTCAGGCCGCTTGCGGTTATCGGTGACCGGTAATCGGTAATCTGTGATTGTGACCTGTAATCGGTAAAGCCCGAATGCAATCGCTAAACGTAACCCCGACCGTGACGACCTAATTGCACCTGTCACGCATGGCCTTTTAGGCGCATTATCACGCCACTAGCCCGCGGCAATCACGCCCCGGCACAACCCAACTAAAGGAACCTATCCCAATGTCCAAGATCATCAAAGACACCGTGTTCACCAGCACCGCCTTTGCCATGGCGGCCTTGCAAGAACACGAAAAGACCCTCGCCGACACTTTCGCACTGGACCTTTCCGAAATCCTTCAGACCAATATTCCGGCCGTCGATTACACAGACCCGGAGACAGGCGAAACCACCGCCTACGCGCAAGTCGGCTTGAACGACGAGAACCTCTGGCAAATCGTCGCGCCCGCGTCCGACATCGGCACTCTCGCCCTTGTCACCGTCTATTCCGACCGGACCATCAGCCAACCCGAAGGCGCGCCGCTGGCCATCCCGTCTGCCCTCTACCTCATCAACCTGCCGACCGCAGATGACATGTTCTCGAACACCCGCCTGACCGCCGCCCGTGACGAATTGATGCGCCGTCACGCACTCGCCGCCGCCCGGAAGATTGCCAAACTTGCCAACACCGGCCAAGCCCCGCTAGTCGCCGACCGCGTCGCCCAACTTCTCACCGTCACCGGCACCGGTAGCGCCGCCAAGCTGGAATCCGCCTTCAATGTCATGTGGCGCGGCATTCAGGGCGTTATCCTCGATCAGGTGGACAAACTCGCCGAAGCCCTCAAAGCCAATGGCAAACACGCCAAGGCCCGCGAGGTGAAGGCAGTTTTTTCCACCAGCCGACTTTCCAAAGACATCTTGCGCGCCTGTTTCCAGTCAAAGACCGCAGCGGAATATTACTTTCCGTCCCTGCCGCAAGCCCAGTGGGAAAATCTTCTTCGCCGCGCCATCAAATCTGCGCCCTCTTTCGCGCCGGTCATGATCGTCAAAGACGCCAACGGCAAAGCCACACGCAACGCCGCAGGCGAGATTGTCCGGGCCAAAGTCAGCAAGCCCCAGTCCCCGGCCATCTTCCAACAATGGCTTGCCACCCGTGACACCGCTGGGTTCACCGCCCAGACCGGCACCGAAGCCGAACTCTCTTTCGATGGCCTTTCCATCTAGCGCCCATTGACCACCCCCGGCCACACTCGGCCCTTGTGACTGGCACCTGCCCCGGCTCTTGCCAGTCACGCCTTGCCCGCCCCCTGCCCGCCTGCCCTGCCCTGCCCTGACCGGCACTTGCTAGGGGAGGGTATTCCCCCCAATTTTCTGGCGGGTCCCTCTCTTTATAAAAAGTCCCCCTCGCAATTCCGCACAGAAAACAGAACCTCTACCCCCAGCGGCTGGAAATGGAAATGGAAATGGAAATGGAGTGGCCCGGCGGAAATTTTGGGATTTGATGCCGTTTGATCTTGATTTGCCGCTGCATGATGGGCAAAACTACCTCGGCAATTGCCAGGCTTGTTTTCTTAAATCAGAGTCTGCGCTTGTTCAAGTCTCAATTGATGCCCCCGAGGTTTTTGCCAAGTTTGAGCAAATGGAATATGATAGCGGCAGGACTTTCAGTAATCGGTTCAGTTACGCGCAGATCAGGGCGCAGCAGGATTTGGTCAATCTTCCAGGTGCGCTATGCCAAGAAAACGATGGCGAATGCACTATGTAGAACTAGAAACCGGCAGCCAAAACGGAGGGCCCCGCCGTGGAAATTACGCCCATCCCGACGCTAACAGAAGAAGAGCGCATTTTGCAGTTGCTGGTCCAGTATGACGTGGCCGGCGTTGACGAGCAGAAATTGCGCCAGATTTTCAACTGCACCGCCGAAAACCTCGCGGACGCCCGGCAGCAGGAATACTACTTGCAAGCGCGCGCGGAAGCGCAGGAAATTGCCATGTCGCGCGCCGTTACAATCGACACCGCGTGGGACAGCGCCGAGGCGACCAGCGTCAAGCAGCTGAATGATCTGATGGAGTTCAACTCGGACCCGCGGCTCGCTCTGCTGGTTGCATCGAAGGCAAATCAGGCCACGCGGCGGCTGGCGAATAACCCGCTGGCGGCTATGCAAAAACGTGCCAACGCACCGGCGGTTATTCACACCGAGCAGCTTGCCGGGCCTACGCGCACCGTCCGCGTCCGCACAAAATTTGCCGATACGCTGCAAGAAATCACGGGTGTCCGGCGGCTGGTCGAGCGCGAAGTTGAAATCACCGAAACGGACACCGGCAGCCTCGACGAAGGCATGACCCCGGCCAAACTTAAGGGCCTCATGACGCGCGCGCTTGGCGTGAATATGGACGATGTGGCCATCACCCGCCGGTCAAATTCGACTTCGCACGGCCTCGACGCGACGCTGGATTTCAGCCAAATTTCCTTCGACGAGGAATAGCCGTTGAATACCACCGCGCTGTCCAACCTGTCGATTGTCGAACTTGATCCAGTGGATTTCCGCGCTCTGCTGCGGGCGTCCAAAGAGGCTTTTCTCGAGTTTTTCCTGGCCGAAGAAATGGTCGGCGAGAACGGCGTTCCGGACTTTCACCTGCTAGTTTTCAACCGTTTCACCGATCTGACCGTGCGCAAAGACGTGGCCGCGCTGCCCCGTGAACACGCCAAAACAACGCTGCTCCGGCTGGCCATGGTGTATCTGATTTACTTCTCGCCCGTCCAGTTTTTCGTCTACTTATCATCCGCCCACCACATCGCGGTGCCGTCGCTGGAGTCAATCTGGGCCCGGCTGTGGTCAGACGACGCGCTGCAAATCTTCGGGCCGCCGGAAACGCTGAAAGAGCGGATTGCGCAAGGCCACATCGAGTTCAACATCACCGCCTACGACGAGGAAATGCGGCCGTATAATAAGCTGGTGATCCTCAAAGCGCTCGGCGCCGGGCAAGCACTCCGCGGGATGAACGAGCACAACCTACGCCCGCAATATGTCGCGGCAGACGACATCGAGGACGAAACGGCCGTCAAGACCGAGGAAGGCTACCTGAAACTTAAAGGCTGGTTTGACAACACGTTGGGCCGAGCCGTCGCGCGCACACCGGGCCGCAGCAAAATTGCGCAAATTGGCAACCTGATCGGGCTTAAGACGCTGCTGAACGACAACGTGAACGACCCAGACTGGCGCAGCATCCGGCTCGGCATCATCCGCAGTAACGGGCAGCCGCTTTGGCCCGACAGTTTTAGTCTGGAATTCATCCGGAACGACTTCCTGTCCGCGCGCCGCCGGGGCCAGCTGTCCGCGTGGTTTGGCGAATTGATGAATATGCCGCTGAACACCGAAAACGCGCTGATCCCATACGACCAAATCACCACCAGCCCGTTACGCAATCCGGACGAAGAGGGGCGCGCTTACCGCAGCTTCATCACCATCGACCCGGCAATCAGCAAAAAAGCCTCGGCGGACGAGTGCGCGATCGTTTTGCACACGCTTGACGAAGCCGGTATCCCGCAAGTCACCGAATACGTCCACCAGCAAGGCATGGACCCGTCGGATATGGCCCGCGAAATTATGGACATGGCGGACCGTTGGAATTGTCGGGTCGTTGGCTGCGAGGCCGTTCAGCTGCAAGTCGTCCTGCTGTCGTATTTCGAAATCGCGTTCGCAATGGACAACCGGCACGGCTTCGAGTTTGTCCCGATCCACGTCGGCCAGCAGCACAAAACGGCCCGGCTGCGGACTTGGGCAGCGGCTTTGCGCGACGGTGAATACACGTTGGCCGAAAACGACTGGGACGTTATCCAGCAGCTGGTTCAGTTCGACGTGCGCCGCGACAACAATTCTGACGACCTTATCGACGCCTGCTCGATGGGGCTGTATATGCTCAGCAACTACGCGGATTTGATATTCGCGGAACGGGCCGGGACGCAAGGGAAACGCTATTACCCGGTGCGTCAAGCACAAACATCGTTCTGAAAGGACGGAAAATGAACCAAGCTTTCACCCCGCTGACGGTGCCCGAGGTCTTGAAGCCGGTGCGCTACGGCCCCGATCCGGCAAATCTGCTCTCGCCCGCGCAGCACAAAGCGCTTGTCGGGCATTTGTTTTCGCTGCTGGACCGGGCGCAACCGGAATTGGGCAAGCGCCGGGCGAACAATGAGGCGATTGAATTGGACCTGCTCGGGACCGTCATTCCGGAAGGCACGGACAGCGAGCGCAAGCAGAAGCGCGACGAGGGCACGGCCGTTTCGGTGCCGGATGCGATTTACCCGTTCGGCTGGTTCACGCTCCAGCAATTCGCGTCGGAATTGGCCAGCATCGTCATGCCCGCCGAAATGCCGTATGCCGTTGTCGCCAGCGCAGATACGCAGGAATTTGCCAACCGGCTGGCCAAAGCGTTCCGGCATCAGGGCGTCATGTTCGACCACCGGAACAACGTCAATGCGGCCATCTTCGACATGATCGCGCTTAACTGCGGGGCCGTGCGGTTTGAATGGAGCAAGATCGCGAAGGCCAATTTGGAGACGAATTACACTGGCGCTGCCACGTCGCGGCCCGGTGAAATGACCGGCCTGAAAGTGCACCACCTCGACCCCTACAACGTGTTCTGGGACCCGGCCGTCAGCGTCCCCGACATTCCGTATGAAGCTGAGTTCTTCGGCGATTACGTGCTGCGGACTCCATTTGCGCTGCGGCGCGCGGCCAGCCGGGGCCAGTGTTTCCTCGACGACGCGCTGCTGCGGGCCTTCGCGAAATACGCGGCGCGAGACAGGGACGGCCAGTTTGCGTTCGAAGATACGCTCAGTGTGCCCGGCTGGCTGGTGTGCGACGGCGCCAATTCTCGGCTCCAGCCATACTACAGCCCGGTTGTTGCGCGCGGCCGCGAGTTGGCGCACCGGCTTTGGGGCAGCAGAAACGATGGCCGGCAGACCAGTTTTGCGGGGCTGTTTTCCGGCAACGAAACTGGCACCGAGCGCAAGCAGGACCGCATCCACGTCACGCGCATGTTCGTGCGGTTGCGGCCGAGCGAATGGGGTTTGGGCGAAAAGCTGCCCGCCGCGGCCAAGGCAGCGGAACCGTTCTCCGTCTGGGAAATTCACATTGCCGGGCCGGGCGTTATCTGCCTCGCGCGACAGCTGGACAGCGGGCTTGACCGTTTCCCCTGCGCTGTTGGCGACATGAATTTTGACCGCGGGTTCGATCGCAGTTTTCAATTCGGCGGCCAAGCTGCGCAAATCGGCCTGCTGGCCAGCACGATTCTCAACATGCACAAGCGCGGCATTCGCAAGGGGCTTGAAGGCGGGGTCACGATTTACGACCCGACGGTAATTCCGCTCGAGCGGCTTGACGATATGTCCGGCGGCCGGGTGCCGATCAGCCAGTTGAAAGCCGGCGAAAGCATCCGCGACCGCATTTTGCAGCTGTCCGATGTGCCCGACACGCAGAACAGCATCCGCGACGCCGAGGGGCTGGCCGCTATGTTGCAGGGCCTTTTCCCGACCAACAGCCAGCCGGCAATGGCAGGGCTTGAACGCGCGACCACATACCAAGCGCAGGCCGTTATTATGACTGGAATGCGCAGTCTGCTGTTGTATGCGGCGTTGGCCGACGGGATGCTTATGGTGCCGTTGCGTTACCACTTGCAGCACGAGACCATGAAACACCGCGCCACAATGGACTACATCGACGAGCGGACGAACCAGCTGATGGAAATGAACGCCGAGGAATTTGGCGCAAATCGGTTCATGCTGGTGCAGTCGCAGCCGCTGATCGGCATCGACAAGCTGCGCGCAACGACGGAATTGAAGGACATGATCAACACGACCTTCCAATCCGGCGGGGTGCTGCCGCCCATCGCGGCCTTCTATATGCGGCACTATATCCAGCTTTCCGCATTTCCGATCGACCCGGACGAATACGAGCAGGCCGTCCAAGAGCAAATGGCGTTCAACGCGGCGCAGCAAGGGCAAGTCCCGGCTGATGGCGGCGGTGTCCCCGCTGGCCCCGTTGGCGCTCCGCCTGCCGCTCAAGCCCCGATTTAACCCACCAGCAAAAGGAACTCAACCAATGCAAAACGAAAACACTCCGGCAGTCGGGCAGTCTCCCACCGGCGCACTCCGCGAAGGCATCGGCACCAAAATCAGCACCAAGCTGGTCCCGCCGGCGCTGGCCGCCTACGCCGCTATCGGCCTGAATTATGGCGCGCAAAAGTATTCTGAGCGCAACTTCGAGCAAGGCTTCACGCTCAGCCAGCTGCTGGACAGCATCGACCGGCACACGCGCGCGCTGATGAACGGCGAAAACATCGACGCCGACAGCCAGTTGCCGCACATCGCGCTGCTTGCGGCGAGCGTGGCCATACTGTGCCAAAACGACATGAACGGCGTTTTGATTGTCGATATCGTCCCGCGCGAACCGGCTGACTACACCAACACGGTCGAATACGCTGCCCGGCAGGCGCAGGTCTACTACGACGATGCATCCGCGCGGCGGGACGACTTGCAGAACCTGGCCCAATCGGCCAAGAAAGGGTCGCGCAAATGATGGACGACCGGCTCGTCGTCTTGGCCCACGACACAAATGTGCAGCTTTTCATGTCGCAGCTTGGTATGTTCCTGTCTGAAAGCCGGAACAAACTTGAGCGCGAGATGTTGACGCTCAGCCCGGCCGCGCATGATTTTGCGCTCAACTACGCAATCCGCCAAGCCCGCGCGGAACAACTTGAAATCGTCATGGCAAAGCTTGCGCACGTCCGCGCGAACACGGCGCCGTATGACCACAGAGAAGGATAAGAGACTATGTTTGGAAGCATGTTTGGTCGGCAAAACGCCGAAGCTGCCCCCGCCGCACCGACCCCGGCCCCCGCTGCCCCGGCCCCGCAGCCGCAACAGCCGCAGCACACGGCCAGAAATGAACCGCTGAATGCAGCCGCGCAGCAACCGCAAGACCAGCCCGCGCAGCCCGCGCAGCCCACGCAGCCAGCCGCTCCCGCGCCGGTGACGCTGAATTCTATCATCAGCCGCCTGTCCACGCAGCCGCAGGCGCAAGCCGCAAACCCGAATGATCCTGTGCAGTTTGCGCAAGATTTCATCGGCTCGATGATGAACGCGCCCGAGCAGTCAGCCACGCCAACCGCCCCGCGGATCAATGCAGAGGCGCTGCGCGAGGCGTTTGGCCAAGTCGATTTGACCAGCGGCCTCGACCTTGCGCAGCTGACCGAAGCATTGCAGGGCCGCGGAAATGGCGAAGTTGACGCCGCCACGCTGACGCAGCAAGCCCTGCAAAACCAAGGGCTGAACATCATCACCGCGATTGCCCCGCTGATGAACCAAATGGTGCAGCGCGCGATGGAACAGGCCGTCACCGATGCCACGTCGCGCACCCATCACGGGCTCACTTCGCAGTCGCTCGTCACCGAGTTCCTTGACGCTTATCCGTATGCCCGGAATCCGATGATGATGAATATGGTTCGGGAATTCTGCAACACGATTGTTGCGCAAAACCCGACAAGTATTGATCGGCCCGCGGTCTTTAAAGCCATCGACCTTGCGTTTCAAGGCATGTCCAAGACCATCCGGCCCGATGTTCCGCAGGGACAAGAAAACCTGCCGCGTGGTGCGCAAACCGGGTTTGGCGACGTGTTCAGCTGATCCTCGTTTCCGCCCCTTTACGGCGCAGAAACCACAAAATGAAGGAGTTAGCCAATGGCTATCAAAGGTATCTTCGTTTCTGACGCAGGCGCGTTGCAGGAACGTGACGACGGACTTTCGAGTGTGATCCTGCGCGAGGCGCGCGGCGGCACTGTTCCGCTTTACGCGCTCTCGTCCGGTATGGCAAACGACATGGCGACCAGCGCCGTTATCAGCTGGTATGAAGAAGGCATCTGGTCCACGCGCACCATCATCACGGCCGTTCCCGTGCCGACCGGCAACTTGATCACCGTCGAGGACAGCAGCTGGCTGCATGAAAACCTGATGTTCATGGTTGAAAGCACTGGCGAATACATCATGGTCCTCGGCGTCACCGGCAACGTGCTGACTGTTCAGCGCGGCATGGGCGGCACCCCGATCACCGGCATCACCATCGGCGTTGACGAGCAGGCCATCCAGCTTGTTGGTTCGGCTTTCGAGGAAGCGTCGGAGCGGCCCACCGCGATTGCCACCAACCCCTATCCGCGCACGAACATGACGCAGATTTTCCGGCGCAGCTGGGACATTTCCGGCACGGCGCAGGCCACCGCCTATCGCTTCGGGGCGCGCCTTGACAAGAACAAGAGTGACGCCGCGATGAACCACGCGACGGACATGGAGTATGCGCTGCTCTGGGGCCGGGCTCACCAAGGCGTCGTGCACAACAAGCCGTTCCGGACGATGGATGGTGTGATCAATCAGCTGCGCAGCAACATCTTTGCGTCTCCGGCTGGCGGTCTCACGCGGCGCGCGCTGGACGATTATGCCGAGCGGCTTTTCTCGAAGAACATTCAGGGCCGACCGAACGAGCGGATCACCTTCTGCGGCAACGTCTCGCTGCGGGCAATGAACGAGATTGCGATGCGGTATTCGTCCTACAACATCGAGAAGCGCGAGAACGAATTCGGCATCAAAGTCAATACTTTCGTGACCCCGTTCGGCGACCTGACGATGATCCCGCACCCGCTGATGAACGACAGCCCGGTGTTCTCCAGCGACATCTACAGCTTCCACCCGGCGGCGATGTCGCTGGCTTGGTTGCGGCGCACCTTCCACCTTGACGAGGGGCAGAACGGCGGTTCGTCCGACCTGCGTGACGCCAAGGCCGGTGTGTATACGTCCGAACTGACGTGCAAGTATGGCCTCGAGGCCACCGGCGCGATCATGACCGGCGTGACCGTGGAGCACTATACGGTCTAGGAATCCGGTGCGGGCTAGCGCTTCGCGGCGGTAGTGCAGGCCCCCGGTGTTGGGGATCAGTTGCTTTTCTCACCGAGGCGACTGGTCCCCGACTTTTATACGCCGCTTAACTCAACACAAGGAATGAGCAAAATGACCGACGAAAATCAAAAGCCCCTGCTGAAAAAAACTGCTGCTGCTGCGGCGACCGCGACCGCGCCGATGCCGACGCCAGAAGACAGCGCCCCCGGCATTTCTCCCGCGACAAGCCATCAGGCGCTTGCTGCATTGGCCGTTACCGCCAACCGCCGGGACGACATCGCGCCCAAGGAAATGAGCGATGTGCAGGTGCTCGATCCGTCGGCGAATGTGATTGCGCGCGCCGATGCGATGCCGAAAGAGACGGCGCAGTTCATTTTCATGTCGCGCTACCCGTTGCTGACGATGTATGTCCCCGTCAAGCAGCGTTCCGATTTCCGCATCGACTTCAAGAACGGCGTTTTTGCCACCTCGGACGCTGATATCGCCGCCGGTATGCGTATGCACCCGCGGTTCGGCAGGTTGTTTCGCGAGGAAGCCAGTGTCAGGACTGCGGCGATCAGGGCCGAGGCAGCGCGCCAGCGGGAAGGTATGCGCACCCCGACTTTCTCCGGCGCAACGACCAGTGTGGACGGGTCCGAGCAGGTGTTTTTCGGCGCCGACCGGACGCTGGCAGACCTCGAGCGGCGCGCGATCGAAACCGGCAGCGTGGAGTAACGGCACATGTTTTCTGAACTGGTTGATCGCTGCATCAAGATTTCTGGACGGCCTGACCAGCTGACCAGCATTGCGATGGCAGCCAATGAAGCGATGCGCGCGATCAGCAAGGCAGGAAACTGGCCGGATGATACGCTCGAGGAAATCGCGGTGCCGCCCGCCGATCCTGCCGCGCCCTTCGTTTGGACGCCGGAAGTTGGGCGCGCGCGATTTCGCCGGGAAGAATACATCGAGGACTCACAGGGGCGCGAGCCGACAGCTGTGCGTCCTTCTCGGCGTATCCGCGACCTCGGGTTTTTCTACTACCGGAGCGGCGGCAGTTTCGTTTTTCACGGCAACCGCGGGCAAGTGCGCGTTTACTACTACGCCTACCAGCCGTGGCTCAGTTACTTCCCGGTCAACTCGCGGCCTGCGCAATTCGATATTGCGACTGGCGAATGGAACACCGCTGACCCCGCCGTCATTGACACGGTGTCGAATTGGATGCTGGAACGGCACAACGCCACGGTGGAAGCCGGAACGTTGGCGCGGTTTTTTGCAGGGAAACAAGACCCGCGGCAGCAGCTGCACTACAGCATTTTCCAGCAAGGCTTGACGACAATCGAGAAGTCGGAAGGCATCGAGGAATTGCTCGGGCGGCGCCGCGGGTAAGAGGTAGGGCCGGGATTTTCCTCCCTGATTACTGGCCCGAACGGTGGGTGCGCTTTTCTGGTTGGGTTGGCGCACCCATCTAAACACACAAAGGACACATGCTGATGTTTGCGCAGTCGTTTATGCTGACCGAGTATATGCCCGCAATGAAGGCTGAGCAGGTGGGCAAGCTGCAAGATCAGCTGGCAGTTATCGACGGGCGGAATTTTGCTTGGCGGGCGAGTGGCGTTTTTTCAGCATACGAGAATGTGCCCGCGCCAAATGCGCCTGAAAATACTACCCGCCACCCGGGCGCGTTTGTTATTCAGAATGTGGTCTACGTGTTCACTGGCACCGGCGTTTCACGGCGCAATGCGAATAACACGTGGACGACTGTCGCAACGTGGGCCGGAATGGGCCTGCCGGTTGCGGGTGTCACGAGCGAATGGGCGCTGGCAAATTACGTCTGGAGCCACGCGTATGTTGGCACGGAGCACTGGTTTTGCCACCCGACGGTTGGGCTGTTTTCGTATGACCAGTTCACCGGCGTGTGGGCGGCTTTTCGTGACTACTGCTGGAGCGGCCCGGTATACAGCATTTGCGCGGCCGATAACCGGCTGGTCGTCCTGCTGAACGATGTGGTCGCGTGGTCGTGGTTCGATCAGGGCCGAAAATTTGATCACCTGTGGCAGTCCGGTTCTGGCGCGCAGAGCCTTGCGCTTATCAAATACGGGCAGCCATACGCGGTGCGGCCGTATAACGGTGGGTTTTTGACGTTCACTTCGATGGGCGTCATGGTCTCGCAGCAAGAGAACAACCAGACGATGCACCCGGAAGGTGACCGGCTTCAAGTCGGCGCGCTCGTTTTCAACCACTCGCTGGTGACGCATGACGAAGTTTGCCTCGGCCCCGCAGCCAGCTGTGCAGCCGGCGATGGCTTGGTCGTCTGGCTTTCGCAGCAGGGGTTTCGCGCGTTTCAGCCCACACAGGGCGGCGGCTTTGGCGGCATGGCAGTTTGGCAGCCGGCCATGGGCGCGTTTTACAAGGAAGTTGTTGTCGCCGCCACGAGCGCGCTGCCCAGCGACCACTTCATGCTCAGCTACTGCCGCGAGTTTAACGCCATTTTCATGTCTGTGCGCGCGCCCGCTGGTGTCGGCGGACCGGCTGGCAGATACGATAAAGCGCACGTTTTTCAGCTGGATTACGAGAAGTGGGGCAGCTTTGATAAACCGCATCGGTTCGTCGGCCCCGGCTTTTACGGCGCACTTGGCGCGAACAACACGCAGCTTGCTGGCTTCATCGACGACAATGGCGCGCTTTGCGATATCACGCACGGGCCCGGCCAAGACAGTTGGGTGAAGTTTTCGCCGTTCCGCTTGCAGCTGCCGCAAGAACCCAGCTTGCCCGCGACGACGCTTATCAGTGTGCAGGAACTGCGGTTTGGCGCTGAAATGGCCCTCGGGCGCGAAGTCGCGCAGCACCCGTTTGGCCTTGTTTCTGGCTGGGAGCAGGAGCGGTTTCGCGCCGTCGAGCCGACAAAATGCGACGTGCTGATTTCTGGCGGTTGGGACGCGAACACGCAGAACAGCGACCAAGGCGAATACGCGATGCTGACTTACGCGAACGCTGAGACTGCGGTTTACGTTTGCGATGTCACCGGCCTGACGCACAGCGTTTACGTCGAATGTTCCGCGCCAGATCACCACTTCACAATCTCGCATGTAGAAGCCTCGTTCTTCTTCGCGGGCCAACTTTAGGAGCAGCAGAAATGCGGAATAAGAACCTTGCCGGGGCGGAAGCGCTGCGCGTTTCGGTGTTCATGCCGGACCTCGACGCGACTGCGGCATTTCGGGCCAGCCGGTATGTGGGAACGCAGTATGATTTGTCGTTGATTTTGCGGCACAACGGAACGCACAGAATGCCCGGCGGCCGCGTTGAAATGCGCCAGTGCTACGAAATCTACATGCACGACGAAGTGACGCCCGGCGGCATTTTGGTTGCGGACAGTTGCCAGCTGCCGGAGTATTTTCTTGATGAAGTCACGCTCGACGGCGAAGTGATCACGCTGGTCATGAATGACGGGACGGAATTTACGGTTGACTTGGCGCCGCTGCTTGCCGCGTTTCGTGTTACCGCCAGCCGGGACACGAGTGGCGTCTGGTCGATGTGGCAAGGCGATCCGAGCGCGGAAACGCTGTTTGCGCAATTCGTCGAGGGCAGCACGTATGCGCGTGACGATGCTGCCCAGACGATCACCATCTTTGCGCCGGATGGGAACGAATACGTGATTTCGTCGGCCGTTTGGGACTTCACATACGATGATGCTACCGGGCTTTTCCGCGTGTATCTCGGCGGCGTGGAGTATCTCAGCTTCCTGAACGTGGACACAAATACCGTGACGGAAGTTGTCTACGACGAGGTCGGCCAGTTCTACGAAGCGACGCACAGTGAAGGCCCGCCCGACGTGCGCTGGTATCCTGTGTTTGCGAACGAAGTGCTCGAGGGCGTTTACAATATCACCGTTTTCAATCCGGACGGAACGCCTGTCAGTTTTGTCGTCGAGGGCAGTGATCCGAGCGTTCCCGGCGAGCAGATCGTCGTGCTGAATAACCCGGTGATTTACGTCGACCGCGACCTTGGCGTTGAAAATCCGCCGATCAATACGCAAGCAGATTTGACGCCGGCCAACGCGTTCAACTCCTTCGACGCCGTGCGTAATTTCATGACGCGCACACTCGTCGTTGGCACCGTGACGCTTGACTGCCGCGGTGATTTTTCTGCGCCGGGCTACACGAGCGCGATGGAAATCAGCCCGCTGACGATGAAGAATGCGCAAATCATTGTCGTGCGCGGGCAAGCAGGTGATCTTGGAGCGTTCAAGTTGCCGTTCGGCGGCAGCACCAGTGGTCGTCAGCTTGGCATTCGCTGCAACGGCGGGACGCTTGTGGTGCAGGACGTGACGTTTGTCGCAATTGACGAAGCTTTGTCCGCCGGGCTTAGCGTAGTCACCGCCTGTTCGTGCATCAGCGGCCTCATGCAGCTGGCTGGGACTGTCGTGTTTGAGGGCTACTACAACGTTGACCGGGCCGGAGCCTCGCCGTGTGTTTGCTTCAATATCCAGCCGAGCAGCGCGATTGAAATTTCCGCGAACGCAACGTTGCGGTTTGATTTCGACCCGACGACGCTGCTGGAGTCCATCGTGAACACCGCCCCGCAGGCCACTTTTGTCATTGACGGGAACGTCACGTTCGACTACCAAGCCGCATTCGGGCTGACCGACAGCATGTTCAACATTCGCCCCGGTTCGCTGTTGCGCGCGCTGGTTTCGCCGGGCAATCCGAACCCGCTTCTGGTCACTGGCGGGCAGCGAGTTTTGACGCCGGTTTCTGCGCGCGTCCGTGATCTTGGGATTGCCTCGACGGCAGCTGCCTATGGAAATCGCGCCGCTGCCATTGCATACGATTGGGGCGGCGAAACCAGCCTTGGCGGCCCGGTGGCGACGATGTTGATCGCCAATGTTGCCGTGCTGAACAATACTGTTGGGCCGTAAGGAGAACGCAAATGAGCACTTACAAGAATGGCGCGGGCGCAGAAGCTGTCCGGTCTATGGAATTTCGGCCGTATATGGACCCGGCGGATATCGGCAAGGGCGAAATCTGGATTGGCCGGCCTGGCCAGCACAGCATCATCTGGCTCGCCGACGACGAATTTACCGTGTATGTCCATGACGGATTTACCCCCGGCGGGCACCCGATCGAGGGTGAAGGCGGTGGCGGCGGCACAACGGAAACAGTGACCGGGACGCACCCGATTGCTGTGACTGAACTGCCGGTCGGCACGTTTGACGTTGAAGTTTTGATTTCTGACGATTTCGGCAATCAGATCGAGACGCGCGTTGACGGGCTGTATGTTCCGCCGGCTGACCTTGTGCCCGGCGCGGTGTATGTCGATGGCGACGGGATCAGCATTGGTGAAGTTGTTGACGTCGGCACGGTCATTTCCGCCCGGCTGAGCACCGACGCTGACAACGCTATGTCCATCGGGACCGACGGCGGGCTGTTTGCCACGGACACCGACACGACTTATACTGGCAGCGAGACGATCGACGTCAGTGCGACGGAAGTGATTGCGGCCATTCTGGACCCGGAACCGCACGAATACTTGCAAGCCGGCGCAGGTGGGCTTGTGGTCCCGCCGATCGACACGGTGACTTCGGCCGCCGGTTCCGTTGATCTGGTGGGCGGCATGGCCGGTGATCTGCTGGTGCTCGACAATGCGACGCCGGTTTTGAATGTCCTGCTGGATGGGCCGGGCGGTTATGTTGCCGGGCAGGAGACCACCGTTGTCGCTTATCAGGCGTGGACGATTGAAACCGCCGCCGGAGTTACGCTGAATGGCGTTGCTGGCCCGGCGGTTTTTACCGTTGAAGGACTGCCTGATGGCGTGATGTTCAAAAGGATTGGGGCCAATACGTGGCTTGGGCTTGGCGACGCCCGGGTGATCCTGTGAGCCACGGCAGATTTCATACAATTGTGGGCGCGCTTTTCGGCACCACGGCTTTGACCCCGGTTGTGTATGGGATCATTGAGCCGAGAGAAAGCGCGCGGCACGTGCCGGTGATGGTCGAGCCGGGCGATATGGGTGTGCCGGCTGGCGGGCGCCATGCGATCCTTGCGGTAAATCCCGGGTTCATCGGCGCGATCAAAGCCAGTCGGCACACGTCCGTCATGGTCGAGCCGGCCCACGCCGCCGGGCTGTATACCTCGCGGCACACCGTTGTCAGCGACGGATTTTCCGCGGTGGATTGGTCGGTGGCCGTTGACGCGGTGGACAAGTTTGACGGATTTGTCACGATGCTGCGGCCCGGCGAGACGTATGACGATATTGAGTATTCGCTGGACGGCGGCGCGTGGGTCAGCACCGGCGTGACAAGCGGGTCTGCGACGTTCGTTATTCCCGGCGCGACCGGGACCGCTGTTCGTCTGCGCGCGGTGATTTCGGCGGTGGCTACGGCGCCCAGCAATAGCGTAGTCTGCGCCCCGCTGAAAGTCGTCGGCGTTTGGGGATCGGTCAGCGCGGTGACGACGTTTGATACCAGCGCTTACGTTTTCGACGGCGCGAAGAGCTATCTGGTGCTGGTTACTGGCCTCAGGTCAGTGCCGGCGGCTATGACGTTGTCGGTAAATGTCGGTTTGGCGGGGCGCGCCCCCGGTGCTGGCACGGACTTTGCGGTGCAAGCTTCTGCTGTGTCGCCGTCAAACAACCCGAATACGTCGGCGTTTATTGTCAGCGGCATGAGTGGCAGCTTGACTTTGCGCGTTGCTTCCAGCCTGTCGTCGACGACACTTTCTGTGTGCCTTTATGAGTTTGAAGGCGCGTGGGCGGGCATCGGCGCGTCGGCAGGAACTGGCGCGGATAGTGGCACGGCAACGCTGACGGTCAGCGCGTTTACACCCGCCTCGCTTCCGGCCGTTGTTATCAATTTCATGAGCCTGCGGTCGCAAGTTAATATTCCGTCATACATCGTCAGCACTGGCAATATCGTGCAAGGAAACGTCTTTACGCCCGCGTTCATCGACCAAGCGCCGGGATTTTTCTGGCCGATTTTGCGGGTGCAAAGAATGACTGCGGCAAGTGACGTGCAAACTGCTAACGGTGTTTCCGTGCGGCGCGCTTTTCTTGTTGCTGAACTCACATAGGAGAAAACAAAATGACCATCATCTACGCCGGAGCGTATGAGCATGAGGCTGTCCTCAGCCGCGTCAGCACTGACGTGACGAAGTATGACGAAAACTATGCGCCGTATGCTCTGCATCTGTTCCCGAACACTGGATTGCAGTCGCTGAGCAATCCACCGGCTGTCTGGCTGGCCTACTCGCCTGTGCCAATTCCCGCGCCCACATACGTCAACTGGATTCACTTCAAGTGCGTTCGCCAAGGCGCTATGAGTGGGACAGCCACATCTGCCGTGATCATGCAAGTTTTCGGCGCGGGCGGCAATCTGCTGTTCAACATCATCCGCGAGACGAACCACTCCGGCGGCTGGGGCCTGCGTGTGAACGGCGCTACAAGTGGCGGCTCGTGGTTGCTGCCGAACGTCGACGGCTTCTTCCCGATCGGGGATTTGGTGACTTACGATTTCAAAATCACGCAGGACGGCGTCAACCACCTGCTGGAATTCTACGTCAACGGCATTCTGCAAGGCAC